CACCTCCGGGGTCAAACTAGAGATTAGTGGATTAGCCACAATAAGCCTGATTGGTACTCTACCAAAGTCTTCCAAGACTGGCTGCGGCCCTCGCAAGAGGAAACCGAAGTCCTTTAGAGACATAATACAAACTTAACAGTGACAATAAACACAAACATCAAGCGAACGCTTGGTCGTGCGTATTCTCGACTGCTAAGCTCTTATGCTTCTTTAGGTGCCATGCTCAAAGTAAAATTTGGGCGACCGGCGGTGTCACATGTCTTAGGATGTGTGGCACTGCTGGGACGGAGAGTTAACCTTTCAGTGGTTAAAGTGGTTATCACTACTATGTCTGCCTATCACTCACTGTTTCGGCACGGGGGTATCAAGTTTTTGGTAATTTACCTTAAAGCTTGTACTTCAATGCTTCAACAAGTAATAGGTGGACAGCGCCTACACGACTTGACACCCTTCGGGGCTCGAGTCGGTCGAACGCACAGTGGGCTTCCTTCTATGATTCCAGCTCTTCACAGGGCCCGGATACGGTCGGGAGAGGCCTGGGCAATACGATTCTGGATGACTCTATTCGGCTTATACCGAGTCTTAGAGTTCCCTGGGAAAGTAAAGCTTGGGTCTATTACCGATCCATGTCGGATGGATCTCTCCTTATTGTACGAATTTAGTCAATTCGTAACTAACCATTTCACCAAGACACTGCGGTCGAACTTTCACGCTGAAGGTTCGATCACAGATGCTCTATGGCCGGAAGAGGGTGAGGGTCCTCTGGATTTCATGAAAGGACTCCGTGCCAAACCCTTCCTGATTCACAAGTCTGGACCTTCGCTTCAACCAGGGAATATTCCGTCGAATGGACAGAGTACTTCCCCGGCTTCGATCTTAGCTTCAGCGCACACTTGGCTCCACAGTCCGCTCTTTCCAATTTTAGAAAATTGGTGTAAGATGACTGGGAACATTTGGGTGTTGAATCGGATCGAGGCCTGGGCCAAGGAGTTATGGGTCTGGGAGGATTCACATCCTCTTAGCCCGGGGGGACATAACTGTCCCTTCACAGTAACAAATTGGCTTGGAAAGCTAGGGTTTAAACCTGAGCCAGCGGGTAAGGTGCGGGTATTCGCGATGGTTGACCCATGGACACAGTGGCTGATGGGGTCGCTTCACAAAGCGATCTTTAAGCTACTTGAGCAAATCCCGCAAGATGGGACATTCAATCAGTTGTTTCCGATTGAAAGACTTATGCAGTGGCAAGAGGGCAACCGTCGGTCCGACGGTCGCCTGCCAGAACTGTATTCGTTCGATCTTTCGTCAGCGACTGACAGAATTCCCATAGTACTCCAAAAGGTACTTCTAAGCCCCTTCTTAACAAGTTGGGGTGCGGAGTTGTGGGCCTGCCTAATGGTTGCACGTGAGTATAGTTGTCCTAAGACAATTAGCTTTGGGAAAGGGCAGCCTAAACAGCTGCTCTCCTCGACTGGTTTTGTGAAATACCAGACCGGGCAACCAATGGGTGCTCTGTCCTCATGGGCGATGCTAGCATTAGTCCACCATGCAATCGTTCAG